CCGCGAAGTGAAGTCCCAATAGAGTTTAGAGATTCCGATACCAAGGGATTCCGCCGCCATTCTTACCCGGACGTCTTCGGCGCGTTCCTGAGACTGATCGTATTGCTGGCCGAGTAAAGCGCTCAGCCGGGCGGCTCGGGTCGGATCGCTCCCGCCGCGGACGCGCAACGTATAGGGCTGCGCGCTCAAACGAGCTACATTCTTGCGGAAGATGAGATTCGCCAAACCTGATTCGACATTGGTCCGCGACTTGTCTTCCTCATTCGTTTCTTTCCCTGCGGAATCTAGTACGCGAATTGGCTTCGTCCGGCACTTGATCATCCGCCAGGTATCGATCCACTCATCCCAGTAGTTGAGGCGCAGCCATTTCTTCGACTCGTCCCGGCGCATGATGATGTCCGAGACGGCCCCGGTGGCAGAACCGCGGGAGACTGATTGTTGATCGCCTACTTCGGGCATGGAAGGATAGGAGTTCTAGGAGAGATTGAAAACTTGGAGATCAGTACGCGATTCCATCCACCATCGGCTTCCAAGTGCTTTTCTGCGGCACTGGATTCAAATAGACGGGATTCGCCATTTCTAAATAACGTAGGTTGTCGACCATATGCAGGCGTATCTCGACGGGTTTGCCTGTGGGGTCTTTGCTCAAGGCTTGCGTCGGCGTCAGTTGGGCGCGGCGGGCATTCTTTAACTGGAAGATTAATTCTGGGCAGCGGTCGCGGAAGATGTGAATGCGGCTGCGCTTGATCGGCTTGTCTTCCGGCCCGTTTACCGATCTTGCTTTCAGGCCCGCGTTGACCATCTCAAAGCCTACGTCGTGATCTTTCTTCGCATCTTCGAAAACCGGACAGGATACTCGTAACTCGGGCGAGCACATGTACGATTCAAATCTCTGCTGGAAGTTCGGCTGCTCGGGATCGTCATTGGTTCCCTTGCCGAAGGCTCGGGCTGCATAGTCGATTACCCTGGCAGAAATCTTCTCATCGAACGGAACCGTTTTGTCCATGTTCTGCGGATTCTTCGCCGACTCCAGCCACTGCACGGTTTCGACGTAATCCTTAATTCTCATCACTGCTTCATCATCTGGGCAGGCTCCGGGCAGACCTAACAATCGCGCTCCGTCATATCGGTAACACGCCCTCGAAGGCCACAGTTCCCGGTAATACCATCGATCTCCCCAAGGGTCGGTGGCGACCCAGAGCATGGCGTGAGGTACGGAGGGATGAGGATCAAGGGCCATTCTCCGCGTCCACTTTTGCGGAATTGGAAAGGACATTTCACAGGTAGCTTCTTCATCCAGGTTGAAGATGAGTCGGCCGAGCGCGGCTTCGGCTTCGATCTCATACTCTCGCAGGTAGGCATTTGGGTCCGTCATCTGCCGGAATTGCCCGGCTGCCCACGGTGAGAGATGGCGGTTGATGTCTGGGATGAAAACCTTCTCGCCCGCGCCCTTCTCTTCGTCCGCTTCGTAATGCAAGCGCAGTACCGTGTTCCCGTGCGAATTGGTGTGCACGCGGATGCCCGGATGCGGGAAGGATGGAACGTGCGGAGCTGACTGGCTACTCGCCATAGAATGCTGGATTCTTCTTTGTCTTGCCGATGGCTGGAAACTTGGCGTGTACTTTGCGGCGGACTTCCGCTTTCTCGGCGGGCGATCCGTTGGCGCTCACGCGGGAGAGTGCATCTCTGGCGTGCGAAGCGTCTTCAATTGGATAGTGACCTTTCCCCAATGCGAAGTCTTTCCCCGGAAGTTTATTGCGTTCTGCTGAGGTTAGCTTAGCCATGGTCGTACCGTTTCTCCCCTGTCCCACGACAGGCGGTGCACGGAATAGGGTTGCCGCTTCCGGGTCGATCTAAGCGAGTGCGCCCTTGACATGCGGGGCATAGAAGCCAAGCGCTAAGCCAGTCGCGCAACCTCAGTGTAAGCCGCACCAACAATCAGAAGTCTCCATAGAAGGCTGGATTGGCCGAGCCTTGCCTTACGTTGCGATTTCTTTGCGCGGGCACGGCTGTAACTTTCTGCGTCTTCCGGACGGGGTTCACGGTCTGATTAAGTCCCGGCGCTTTCGGCCCACGCACGTTCGCGCTCATGTTCTGATTGAGTCCGGGCGCGGCTGGCCGCGCGTTCGGCACTTTTCCCTGACTCGATACCAGTCCTGGTGCGCGCGGCGGTCTGACACTCGCTGTGACGTTGAGGGGACGAGAGCCAGCCGCTGGGGGCTGCGCGCGCACCGTCCCGACCTTATTGCCCATCGGGGAAGTGTCATTGCCCGAGACTTCGAAGGATTGCGGGTCGATGGGCTTCTGCAAGCTCTCGTCCGCCGGGTCCGTGGTCTTCAGGATGCTCTGCTGGGGAACTTTGCCGCTGGGGCGACGGAGGTTATCAATTCTGGTTTTCATGGGTGCCTTCTGGTTTGATTGGATTCGTTTCTGGAGATGTGCGCGGAGATGTTCGGGAGTCTTGGGGGATGCGGCGGCTTTCGCCATACCGGCGAGTTTGTGCGCGTGCTGCGATGGATGGGCGAAACTCACGGCCTACGCTTCCGCTCCCGGCGTAAAGTTTGCATAGGCTACAACGTCAATCAATTCGAGGCCGTCTGCCGTGCGCTCGTACACTGAAATTCTGCAGCCTGTTCCCGTATCCAATGGAATGACCAGTCGGCCGCCGACCTTGGTCTGCTTCAGCCAATTATGCGCGATCCGGCTCGCTCCGAACGTGACCAGGACTCCATCGAATTGTTCCCCGCTATCAAACTCGTAACCGTTGGCGATCATCAAAGCGACATTCGACGGTAGATGTGCCGCGGCTGTGACCTGCATTCGCACATCGACCGACAGGAGGGAGCGGCACCGTTCCGCGAGAATCGCCGCTTGATAGCCTGATCCGGTTCCGATCTCCAGTACATCTTTACTTCCCGCTGCATCTCCGTCGGCTTGCGAATCGCCGAGCACGAGAGAAGCCAGCAAGTGCGCCATCTCTGCCGTCGGAACGGTGCACAGGTCATCTAGCGGAACTGGAAAGGGCGGATCGTCACCAAGCGGCGTGAATAGGCATCGATCGATCATGCGACCGCCCAAACAAACAAACTAATGCAGCCCACAATCGCGACCAGGGCAATGCCGAGCGCCCAGTTGTAGCGCTCTTGCAGCGACAAAATCTCTGCTTGTTGGCGATCCTTCTCCGGTCCAGCAGTAGCCTTCCAGGTAAAAAGCAGATTCACATCTTTGCGCAGTTCGACCAGTGAGCGCTGTCCATATCTCTCTTCCCGCTCTTGAGGCGTGAGGAGTTCGGAGGGCTTGAAGGGCCTGAGGCTGGCTGGGACGATCATGCTTCCTGCCGGCGAATGTCGCGCAACCGCACCGAGTAACGAATCATAAAAGTCCTTACCGTTTCCACGGCCAGCAGTGCGAAAGGTGTTTTTCCATGACCATTAGAGGCGTGATCGGCTCCTCGCCATTACCATCGGCCTCACTGATGAAGCACCAGACCCTGTGTTTCGCCGACGGGTAAACGAGCCGTCCTTCACCTTCGCCCTTTGCGCGATAGAAGCCGCAGTATTTGCACATCCAGCGGTATGGTCGCAGCGTATCGGTCTTTACGTCGAGCGACGGCCGGTGCAGATTGTAGGTCCCGACGGCAGAGCAAGACGGGCAACGCATCCGCCCTTCGCGCCCGCAGAGCCAAATCAGAAAATATAGAATGTCGAGACGCACTGGAAAATTCGGCTAATCTGTTCTACTATTTCGTCCATGAAGAAAACCACACAGAAGAAAGCCATCAAGAAACGCAAGAAGTAGGTTCTCTCCCAAACGAAAGTGTTCCCGAAGCGCGGAGTTTATTCCTTCTCCGCGCTTTTCCTTTTATGGGAACGCGCACCAGGAATCGCGCTTCACCGTAACCGTTCCCGTGGTATTCACATTGGCGTACTGCAGTGTAAGAGTTCCGGCCGTTGCGCCGTTTTCGACGCCTGCTTCAAAGTCGGCCCACTGCAGCGTTGTCGTGGTCGTTGTGCCGGTTCCGGTCTGTGTCGCCCATGAGGTTCCCTGATTCTGGTAGTTGCCGACGGCGGTCGGCCCAGTCTCAACCTGAATCGCCTGAGTGAGCTCCGTCGGTGCCGTACCGGGCCCGTTGACCGCCAAGGTTAGTCCGCCGCCGCTCGTTCCCGAAGTGTAGAAGATTGTGCAGGACAGCTTTCCTGTATGGTTGGCGGCGATTGGAAAGCTGATGCCCGTGCTGGCCAAGGTGTTAGTCGCA